TTGAGCCCGTCTCGGTATCCGAGGCCAAGGCCCACCTGCGTGTGGACATCAGCGACGATGACTCGTACATCGGCACGCTGATCACGGCGGCCCGTGAGTGGTGCGAGGAGTACCTAGACCGCACGCTCATCAACACGCAGTGGACGATGCGGCTCGACTCGTTCCCCTACGAGATCGAGCTACCCCGGCCGCCGATTGCCACGAGCGGCACGACCACGGCGGTGTCGCTCACCTACACGCTGGGCGACGACTCCACGGCCACGCTGTCCACGACGGCGTACCGGGTAGACCGCAACTCAACGCCTGGCGTGGTGCGGCAGCTGCGTGCCGGGACGTGGCCCGCCAACCTCGACGACTACAACGCCGTGGCTGTGACGTGGTGGGCCGGCTACGGGGCCAGCGGCACGAGTGTGCCAGCCGCAATCCGCCACGCCATCCTGATGCTCGTTGGGCACTGGTACGAGTCACGCTCAAACGTGCTCACCGGCAGCATCAGCAAAGAGATCGAGTTCGGCGTGAAGTCGCTTCTCGACTCGCAACGCTGGGGATCGTACCGATGAGCATTGACGGCCGAATTACGGTGGACGCCTTGTTCCACGACAAGGACGGCACCAACGCAATCAACGTGCTCTCAATTCAGGATGCCGACTCCTATGCGTCTGGCACCGTGGCCTACTGGAGCGGAACGTGCGGCAGCACGGCGGTCACGCTGCAATTCGCACCGACAACATACAGAAACGCTGCCGGCAACTTGGTGACAGTGGCTCCGAGCGACGGCCACGTCGTTTTTCATGCAAGTGGAAACGGTGGCAGGCTGACTCAATCCAATGGCAGCGTGCATCTCGTTTCTATAGGCCACGTCTGCACAAGCAACCTCGACGAACAGGAGTCTATCTCTGTCGCTGGAGTTGCTGGCACCACGCAATACACCGTGTTGGTGTGGTCTGCGTCATGAGCATCGACGGCCGCATCACTGTTGACGCCCTCTTCCACGACACGTCTGGCACGGCCAGGCTGAAGGTGCAGTCGTTGCAGTCCGTCACCGGGTACACCTCGGGCGAAGTCGTGGCCGTCACCGGCACCGCCGGAACCTCGAGCGTGTCCATTAACTTCGGCTCGTACCGCAACGCCGCCGGCACGCTTGTGTCGCTGGGCTCGCCGCTGAAGCTGGCGTTTTCGTGGAGCGGCTCCAGTCGTCGCACGTTGAACGACGGCGGCGACAATGCGTGGCGGCTCATCTCGTTTAACGGCGAGGTGGCCGTGACGCAGATGGCCGACAGCGAGCCCGTGCCTCAGTTGCTGGCTGGGGCTGGCACAGGCACCTACACGCTCATCCTGTGGGGGCCAAACTGATGAACTCCGGCCGGCTCAGAGAGCGTGTGACGGTGCAGCAGGCAACGGACAGCCGCACGCCGATGGGCGAGGCTACGCAGACGTGGAGCACCTTCGCTGAGCGTTGGGCCAGCGTCGAGGGCATCTCGGCCCGGGAGTTCTTCCTGCAGGGTCAGCAGCAGACCGAGGCCAGCCACCGGGTGCGGATGCGGTATCTCACCGGACTGACGCAGCAGATGCGTCTGCAGTGGCGTGGCCGCACGCTGGAGATCGTCAGCATCCTCGAGCACGGCAACCGCACCGAGCACGAGCTGCTGTGCCAGGAGGCGATCTAGTGGCCTTGATCTTGATCACGGTGGACTCCACCGACCTGAAGCAAAAGACCGAGCAGCTGCGGAACCTGTTCGGGCAAGACGGCCGTGCCGGGCTTGCCGCAACGCTGGAGGCGGCGCTGGAAAAAGCCATCTGGCCGGCGTACCTGCGGCTGCGGGAAGTCACGCCCGTGGGCCCCACCGGCAATCTCAAGCGGGCCGCACACTACAAGACCGTCAAATATCCCAAGGACGGAACAGCCGTTGGCTTGATCGGCTACCGCCAGTCGCAAAAAGAGCGTGGCACCGCCACCGCTGGCAGCGTGCGGATTGGCAAGAACCGTGGGTTTCACCAGTGGTGGCTGGAGTTCGGGACGAAGGAGCGAGTCGTCACCAAACTCTCGGACAAGTCCTACCAGCGAAAGGCACATACCCGGCGGATGAAGTCCGGCAAGGTGGCCGCCGTCAGTGCCCACGAGGTGAAGGCTGGCCAGGGGGCCGTCATCGCTTCCAGCCTGGCCGCCCGTGGGCCGTTCGACATCTACCCCGACGGCAGCAAGTCGCAGCCCTACGCTTTTTTCATGAAGGGCAAGAAGGGCCAGGGGGCTATCCGCCTGCCGGTAGTTCGGCCTGGTGGTCGTGGAGGCCGCCCGCCCGTGCAGACCGCCTTCGAGCAGACGAAAAACCAAGTGGCCGAGATCCTGCGGCGTGAGCTCAGCATCTCGATTGAGGCCGCCATTTCCAAGATCACGCAGTCCAGCGCCGGCACCATCAGCGGCATCATCGGAGGGTAGCCACCATGCCACTCAAGTCACCTGAGCAGCTGCTGGCTAACGCCCTGGTAGCCGACCCCGCCGTGGCGGCCGTCGTGGGCCAGCGTGTCTACCCGGTCGTGGCACCGGCCTCGGCGGATCTGCCGTTCATCACCTGGCGTCGTACGGGCATCCAGCGGACGCAGACGCTATCCGGCCCCATGGGTATGGGCGTGGTGCTGCTGTCGGTGGACGTGTACGCCGAGACGTACGGCGAGGCCCGAGACATCGCCGACCGATGCCGCTCCGTTCTGGATGGGTACGGGACCGCTGTGGAAAACTACGTGAGCGTCAGGAACGTGTCTCTGGACACGGAATCGGACGGCGTGGTGCAGCTGGCGGGAGGCGACTTGCCGCCGATTCTCACGGTCAACCAACAGTATTCGATCCTCTGGCAGGAGATTTGAACGATGTCTTTTGAGACTCCGCATGATGGTGCCGGCACCGTGGTGACGTGGCCGAACACCAACACGCCCTACACCGTCACGAACATCGTCATTTCGGCCACCGATCCGACTGCGGAGGACGAGAAGATCAACGTGGCCCACCTGGGCCAGACCACTGGCGAAACCGCCAGGACGCTCGATCTGCCGCTGGCCGGCTCGGCGAGCGGCGACACGGGGCAGACCGTGCAGTTTGACTACGTTGGAAAGACGCTGATCGCCGACCGTTCGACCGGCACGATCAGAATCGTCGTGGGTGGTGCCGAGTTGCTCGCCCGTGCTGGAACTGTCCAGAGTTCCACGCTGACGCTGGCGACGCAGGACGCTATCCGAGGCCAGGTGACGTTCCGCATTGCCCGTTCGTAGTCCATGACGGAGCCCCGTCATGGCTACATACGCAGCGGGCGTCACGGCGACGTGGGACGGCGTGTCATTCGGTGAAGTCACCGAGTTGCGCGTGACTCACGGCGGCTCGCTGCCGCTGGCTCGTGCGAGTACGTGGACGCTTGACGTTGGCACTATAGAGATATCGTGCCTGACGACTGCGAACATCTCGACGGCCAAGTACGCCAAGCGTGCTGAGGTTTCGATTGCCGGCGGCGGCCTTGACTACTCCGGCACCGCCGTGCTCGAGAAGTTCACGCTCCAGGGCATTGCCAATGACGTGGCACGGTACACCGTCACGCTCAGGATCCAACCCTAGGAGATGCCATGGCTATCACTGTTCAAGAACTGGCCGCCCAGATTCTCGCCTCGGACGACTTGTCCGTGCTCAAGGTGACGGTGCGTGAGTGGAAGGACGCCAGCGGTAAGCCGCTGGTGCTCGGCATCCGTGTGATGACCGTTGAGGAGCGAGACAGCTACGAGAAGGAGTGGATCGGCAACAAGGAGCGAGGCATCGACAACTTCAGGACGAAGTACCTGGCCCGCTGCCTGTGCCACCCTGAAAGCGGCGAGCGGCTCTTCGACGAGCAGGGCATCGAGCAGCTGGCGAAGAAGTCGTCGGCCGTGGTGTCGAAGCTCTTCGAGAAGGCGATGAAGCACAACAACATGACCGAGAGCGACGTGGAGGAACTCGCAAAAAACTAAAGGCCCGGCCGATGCGGAGGTTTCTATTCCGCCTCGCCGGGCACTTGGGCATGACGGTGCGGGAGTTGTCTCGCCGCATGGATTCGCAGGAGCTCAGTGAGTGGGTGGCGTTCACTCGCTACTACCACGCTCTGCCGGATCCGTGGCAGCAGACAGGCTTACTCACCAGTGCCGTGCTCGCACCGTACAGCGAGAAAGGCAAAGCACCAAAGGCGTCCGATTTCGTACCGACCGAGAAACCACCGCAGACATCAGAGGAGATGGCCCGAGAGCTCGCAAAGCTCGCTGGCGTCTTTGAACAGTAGCAGCAGTTATGGCCAACATCCTCTCACTCGCGATGAAGGTTTCCGCCGACGCCTCGGGCGTGGTGAAGAACCTCACGCCGGCCGAGCGGGCGCTTGAGAAGCTGGGGCAGAACGCCGACAAGCTCACGAGCGTTTTTGACCAGTTCGCCGGAAGCAGTGAAGCGGCGGCCAATGCTCAGCGTGCTGCGGCTGAAAGTTTCGACGCTCTCGTGACGCAGCTGCAGGGCGGCGAGATCAACGCCAAGCAGTTTGCCGAAGCGTATGCCAACCTCGGCAAGGAGATTGAGAAGGAAACGAAGCTCCTGCAGCGTGCGTCCGAAATCACCCGGGCGAACATTAGCCCGCTGGAGCGGTACACCCAGGCGGTTGACGAGCTCAACGACCAGCTGCGTGCCGGCCGCATCTCGCAGGAGACGTACAACCGAGCCCTCGAGAAGGCCCAGCGGGATCTCGACAAGACGAGCGACAACGCCAAGAAGGCCGACACCAGCCTGGAGTCACTGGCCCGCAACACGAAGATCCTCGCCGGCATCGAGCTCGGCAGGCTGTTCGTGGGCGGCGTGCAGGCAATCGCCAACGTGTTCCGTGACGTGGCCAACCGAGTCACCACGCTGGTGTCAAGCGTCAACTCAGGCATCGACTCGCTCACCGATCTGTCGGCCCGCACTGGCATCAACGTCGAGGCCCTGCAGGGCTACTCGCTGGCGGCAAAACTCGCCGGCGTGGACACCAAGCAGTTCGGCACCGCCGTGGAGCGGCTGGCGGTCATTATCGGCAAAGCCACGCCGGGCGACGCACTCGACAAGGCTCTCAAGGGCATCAACCTGTCGCTGGCGGATCTGCGGGCGTTGTCACCCGAGCAGCAGTTCTCAGAGATCGGGCAGGCCATCTCGCAGCTGCCGACGGCCGCAGCCCGTGCTGCCGCCGCTGTCGATATCTTCGGCAAGCAGGGGGCCGCTTTGGCTCCGCTGTTCCGTGAAGGGGCGGCCAGCATTGAAGAACTGCAGGCCCGTGCCGAGCGGCTCGGCATCATCATCAGCGAGACGCAAGTCAACAACGTCGCCGACATGAACGACGCTTTTGACTTGGTGGCCGCAACCATCAACGGCATTGTGGGCCAAGTCATTGGCAACCTGGCGCCGGCGGTGACGGCTGTAACCAACGAGTTCCTGCGATTCGTTGAAGAGTGGAGCGGGGCACAAGGCACCGGCGGCACCGGCATCGCCAATGCCATCACTGACGTGCTGCTCGAGGGTGCGTCCTACTTCGCCGCCATCTTCGACAAGTTCGTGGAGGAGTTTGGAAACCTTGGCGAGGTGTTCGCGTTCTCGGCCGACGTGTTCGATGTTACTGCCAAAGTGCTGCTCAGTGTCTCTGAAGCCTTCCGTGTGGTGTTCAACGTCTTGCAGCTGGGCATCGACGCACTCATCGTCGGCTTCGGCAAAGTGCTCGAAGGGCTCGGCAGTTTCGTGGACTCCGACCTGGAGGAGTACGGCCGAGCGTTGGTGGACGCCGGCATGGAGTCCACGGAAAGAAACTCCCGTGAGATGGAGGCCGCCGCAGCCAACGCTGCCGAGACGTTCAACAGCATCTTCACGGGTGGCGACGGCAACGCACAGCAGGCAGGCCAAGGTGCCGCCTCGCAGTTCCTCGCCGGGCTGCGAGCCGAGATCCAGAACGCCCGCCTGCCCGAAGTGCAGGTGCAGGCCAACCTGGCCTCAGCCACGGCAGAGCTTGACCAGTTCCTGTCCACCGCCGAGGGCGGCGCGTCTGACTTCTTGCAGCAGTCGCAGGCCACGCTGGCCACGTTCTCGCAGATGGCTGCGGAGGGCGAACTGACTGCCGACCAGATTGAGATCATGAACGGATTCATGGAGCGGCTGAACGGCGAGCTCGTGAAAGAGAGGAAGAACAGAGAGGACGCAGCCGCAGCTGCTACGGCGCAGGCGGAAGCAGACCAGAAACGGGTTGATGCACTTTTGAAAATCGCAGATGGAGCCGAGAAGATACGTGACGACTTGGCGGCTGTTGAGCGTGAGCAGTCGCGTGTTGCGGAATCCATCGCATCAGGGGACTTGAGCGGTCGTGCTCTTGCTGACGCTGAGCAGAGACAGCGGCAGCTGGCCGAACTCAGCCAGAAGCTAGAGGAAGATGCACTCGCCGCCGCCAACGGTTTCTCCGAAGGGTTTGATAAAGCCTTTGCCTCGACCGACAGCGGGCTAACCTCGCTTATCGTCAAGGCCGAGGAGTTCGGCCCTGCTGGCGCGGCGGCTGCTGAAGAGCTCCGGCGTGGCATTGAGTTTGCCCAAAACCAAGCCGCCAGCGGGATTATTCCCAAAGAGACATATGACCTTGAGGTCGAGCGCCAGAAGCAGTTGTTTGATAACCGCATCAATCAGATTGAAGAAGAATCAAAGTTCCGCCTCAAGCAAGAAGAAGAAGCCGACAAGATCCTGTTTGCTGCACAGTTCGGATACGACAGCGAGCGGGCTAAGGCCGCAGAGAATCTTGAGCTTTTGCAGAGCCAGATCCGGCTTACGGAAGAGGCTATTGCTGCGGCCAGAGCGGAAGGCGACAAGCAGGAGCTGGCCGTTCTGTCGCAAAGGCTTTCTGCACTCGACCAAGCCGCACAGCGTGAAGAAGACATTGCCACGGGTCGTGCAAAAGCCAGAGAGGAAGAACAGAAGCGGCTACAAAAGTTTCAAGAAGACCAGCTGAAGGCCCAGCAGCAGGCCCAACAGCAGTTTGCCGAGCAGCAGAAAAAGATTTTCGAGGAGCAGCAGAAAGCCGCCGAGGCCGAAGCCAAGCGGCAGGAAGAGCGGCTCACCAAGCTGAACACGCTCGGATCGCAGACCATCACGGGCAGCGACATCCGCACCGCTGAGGGTGCCGCCCTGGTGCTGAACCTGACGGCTAACGCTCAGGATCCCCGGCTCATTCAGGAGCGGCTGCAGACCAAGCTGCTCGAGCGGATCGCCACGGGCATCGGCCAAGCGGCGAGCAACTACTTCACCCAGCCGGTGGCCATTGTGGGCTACTCGTCATTCGGGGAGCCGACCTGATGGGCATTGCATCCGTCACCGAACTGGCACGCTCATCTGACTTCACGCTCGGCACGCAGCCGGTAGCGACTCGCCGCTGGGCCGTCACGCTCACGGACAACACGCTGCAGAACACGCCGCTGACTGAGACGGACATCCTCAGCAACGTCGATATGGACCTCAGTGCGTTCGGCAACGTGCATCCGACGTGGTCCGCTCTCGGCCTGCGCAAGATCGTCATTAACGAGCGGTTCAACGACTCGCCGTACCACGTCGAGGTTGTGGCCGAGTACGGCAGCGTGACGGCCAACGAACTGCTGGCACCGGCGTCTCGTGCTGCCGAGTGGTCTTTCGAGTCGCAGCCCAGCCAGGTGCCGGCCCTGTACTACTACCACGGCACTGGCAACGCCGACCTGCGGCCACTCACCAACTCTGCGTACGACTACTTTGAGGGCATCACGACCGACGAGGCCATGGTGAGGGCGACGATTCGCAGGAACTACACCGCCTTCCCGTCGTCGCAGATGGCCGCCACCAACACTGTCAACGACGACACGTACTTCGGCGGTGCGGCGTATTCGTGGAAGTGTGCAGGCGTGAACTCCACATTCACCATCGAGCTCTTCAACAACGCCACGTACTCGTACTGGGCCACGCAGATCGAGCTCATGTACCGCCAGACCGGCTGGGTGCTGCAACTGCCCGACGTGGGCTGGAACTACCTGAGCGGCGGCCAGAAGCGGCGGGCCATGGTGTTCGACTTTGAGAACGGCGAGTGGGTGGCGTCGGCCAACCCTGTCGGCCTATTTGAGGGCGAGCAGGTGAGCGGACAGCCCGACGTGCTGCAGCGTCGAGTGAATCAGGTGGCCAACTTCACCACGCTCTTCGGCACGCCGCCCGCCTGACATGGCACGCAGAAAAGGCCCACTCGACGCCGTGCAGTTCACCCGGGAATCCGCAGAGCGGATTGCGGGCGTGGTGCGTCAGGCCGAGCTGACGCCCCCGGCGGCATCGCCGCTGACGTTCGCCAAGCGGTTTGAAGAGCGAGCCCCCAAGCAGGTGCGGGCTGCGACTTTCTCGGGCTCGTGGCCCATTGGCGGCACGAAGGTCGTCACGTTCAAGTACGCACCGACGGCTACGGCCAACGTCGTCAACCTGTCGTGGCCGATCACGCTCACGGCGTACAGCAACGAAGACTGCATCGTCGGCCGTGAGGGGACGAACTGGTGGCTGGTCGTGCCGAGGCTGGAGGCACGCACGGCGGTGTTCGTGACGCAGACTCAGCAGCGCACGTTCTGCTCCGAGACTGCATCGCAGGCCGTGGTGACTGATGTCAGCACATCCCCGGCGACCATTTCTTACCTGTCTGATGTCACCGTCACGGCGTCGCTCGATACGTCATCGTGTGAGATTACGGTGGGCGTGACAAAGACGACCGCCTCGTCGGATGTTGTTGGCTCGGTTGGTATCTCGACCGCCAGCATCACCGTTGTCTCTGGCACAGCGTCGTCCGTGTTCATTGCTGGCACGGCCACGGCCACGTACCTCCGCATACGGGTGCCGTGATGGTGTGCCCGTGCTGTGCAGTCGTTTCTCCATGCCCGCGATGCGAGAACTGCGACTGGCCCTACAGTTGGACAACTTATTTATCAAACGTAGTGACTTATGAAGGCCTGAACTGCCAAGCGTTCTCAAGCTGGTTTTCCGCTGTATATCAAGACATCTTCAAGAGCAGCATAGGCCCGTCGTTCACGTTGCCCGATGGCGTGTCGTGGAAGGCAGGCTATCCAGAAGCACTTTTCGGATGCGACTGGGCGTTCGTCGTGGACTACGCGTTGATTTCGGAGTGCTACAACTGCGACGACACACCGCATCAGAATGTCGGAGACGGCATCCAATCGACACGGCAGCGGTCGAAGTATCGCATCATGATTCTGACCTGCCCAGACGGCGACGAGTCAGCGGCAATCACTGACATAAGCGATGACGCCCTTGACGGCGGTAACACTGTAATCGAAAGCGCATCAGTTCCAGACGATTGCGAAGGTGGGAAGTTCGCCAGCACCCCATGGCTAGATTTTTTCCCAGACCCCGAGCCCGTCTGCAACGAGTTTCCATGATCACCGGTCGCCGCGCATCCTTCGAGGCCCGATGCCGTGAGCGTGGCACCACGCTCGACGCCGTGCGTGCCTGCATCGTCAGCGAGGACGGCGACACGATCACGGTAGACGAGACGCACACGGCGTATCCCAAGGCGAAGCCGGGGCCGACGCTGCTCAGGAAGGCCGCTAACTTCGCCGCCGCCGCCGCCCAGCACGTAGCCGCTGGAGCCCCGATGGCGAGCGAGGCTGAGGTTGAACGCCGCTACGCGATCTGCACTGCGTGCCCGCACTTCGACGGCAAGGCGTGTGGCTTGTGCGGATGCCCGGTCAAGCGAGAGCGAGCGTGGTTGAGCAAGTTGTCATGGGCCGACCAGCGATGTCCAGACGATCCGCCACGCTGGGGCCCGGTGGAAGGTTGACCGCTCGGCTACGGTAAGCAGCGAAAGGGCACGCCGTGGCCGACGATCACGTCTTCACTTTGAACGGCGACGAGCGGTGGCTGCTGCGTTTCACCACGCTCAAGGGTGCGGCCTACGGGTACACGTTCTCGCAAAAGGCCAAGCACCCGCGCATCATCCTCGACGCCCGCATGCGTGGCCGCAAGAAGCTCGAGGTGCTGGTGCATGAGCTGCTGCACGCTCTGAATCCGACGCAGAGCGAGGAGCACGTCGAGCAGCAAGGCAAGGACATCGCGAAGGTGCTGTGGAGTCTCGGCTACCGGGAGGTGCAGGATGGCAGGTGACGTTATCACCGACATGGCGAAGAAACTCTGCCAGCGTCATCCAGACGCACCGGCTCGCACCCTGGCTCGCCGCCTGGTGCGTGAGTCCAACGGTGCCGTGACGCTGGAGCAGGCGCGAAAACGGATCACTAGGCAGTTCGGCGTGCATGGCAACAAGCACCGCAAGACTGTGAAGCCCGTGGCACCACGCCCGAAGCGTGAGGCCGGCGAGCAGCGGGCCATGCCGAAGAGCCTGGCCGAGTCGTGGACGCCGCACGTCATGGACGTGCTCGGCCCCGTCGGCATCATCAGCGACGTGCATGTGCCCTACCACTCCGAGATCGCCGTGGCTGCGGCCATCGGGTTTCTCAAGGATCAAAACCTCGCCGGCCTGCTGCTGAATGGAGACATCGCCGACTTCTACGCCATCAGCCGCTACATGAAAGACCCATCGCAGCGGGACTTCAAGGGCGAGCTCGACGCCGTGCGGACGTTCATAGCTTGGCTACGGCAAGAGTTCCCGGCGATTCCCATCGTCTACAAAACTGGGAACCATGAAGACAGGTGGCGGCACTGGCTCTATCAGCATGCGGCTGAGATCAGCGACGACCCGCGTATGAGCCTGTGCGCGTGGCTCGACTTGGATGCCCAAGGCGTCACGATGGTGGATGACCAGAGGCCCGTGATGCTCGGCAAGCTGCCCGTGCTGCACGGGCATGAGTTGCCGAAAGGCATGGCGGCACCTGTCAACGTCGCCCGTGGAGCCTTTCTTCGTACTCTTTCTACGGTGCTTGTCGGCCACTCGCACCGCACCAGCAATCACGCCGAGTCTGATATGTGGCACCACGAAACGGCGTGCTGGAGCACCGGGTGCCTGTGCGACTTGCGGCCTGAGTATTCGGTCGTGAACCGCTGGAACCACGGATTCGCCATGGCCACCGTTCACAAAGGCGGGGCCTTCGACGTGCAGAACTACCGCGTGATGAAGGACGGCACGGTGCGGTCGGCTTGACTCGTACCGCAGATTGCCATTGTCCGGATCCAGACAAACGCCAAAAGGTAGACAGCATGACGACGACGATTGAAGCCGCCAACGAACAACTCCGCCAAGCCGTGCAGCAGCGGCGTGACGCCCAGGCCGCAGGCAGGCCGCATGAGGAGTGGTACGACGTGTCGCAGCCGGCGACAGATCCGGCGGCACCTGTTGCCGACGCCGAGGAATCGCAACACGTCGAGTGGGACGGCATTGCCGACGAGCCCTACATCGAGTACCTGCTTGAGCAGCAGCGGTTAAAGGGCGACGGAATCCAGCACGAGCAGC